CTTGCCTTTGCTGATGCCCTGCGCGAGTTGAACGAAGGCGCCGGAGATCTCATTGCTGTCTGCGCCGACGCGCGACATCGTGCCGGCAAACGCTTCGAAGATCTTTCGCGCGCCCTCGCCCTCGATCGCAGTGCCCTTCACCGAGTTTGTGAAGAAGGCATAGGCTTCCGCCGTAGCCAGGGCATTGACGCCGAGCTTCTGCGAGACCTGCTGAACGTACTCGAACTCTGCTGCCGCCGCTGCTGCGCTTCCCTTGGCGACGGTCATCGACTGGATGAAGCGCTCATAGGCGACATTCACGTCGACAAACTTCGACGCCACCAGCGATGCGGCGAGCGCCTTGATCGCATTGCTGGCCGCGTCGATGGCGACGGACTTCTTGCCGATGCCTTCGAGGCTGTCGCCGAGCTTGGAGGCTTCGACTGATGCGCCCTTGGAGGTGCCCTCAAGGTTGCGCACCTTGTCGATGACCTGGGCAGCCTTGGCCGACGCCTGGTCGTTGCCTTCAAAGACGATCTCGACGGTTTTCTTCAGGTCAGCCACCGCCGGGGCTCCTTCTCACTTCGTGCCGCGGGTCCGCTCGAAATAGGCGGCCCACAGAGCCAGTTCCTCGTCGGTCACGAACCCTTGCGGGATCACGTCCGGCCGGTGCATGTAGAGGAAGCCGCCGCGCTGCTCGATCAGCTGCATGCTGGCCATCAAGCCGTGGTCGGCTGCGAGGCGGCTTCGGGCTTTCCCAGCTCGGCACCCTTGCCGGTCAGCTCCGTGATCTCGTTGGTCAGGCCAAGGAACTCGACAGGGAAGGCCTCGGCCAGCTTGACCGCGATGGGCAACTCGACCTTGGGCGACACGCTGCCCATGACGAGCATTTCCAGCCGCTTGGCGATCTCGCCGGGGGTGTCCGCGCTCAGGCCCAGGGCCTTGCGCACGGCCTGCGCCTGGTCGCCTCCGGTGGCGATGGCGCGAACGATGGCCTCGACGCTGCCCTGGCGCTTGCCAGCCTCCATGGCGCGGTGCAACTCGGACGCGGACAGGCCGCGCACCGTCCACCGCGCCGGCTCGCCATCGGTGAAGAAGGCGGCCAGCGCCTCCACCTCGACGACGGCCGTCCGCGGCTTGAACTCCGCGCGCTCGAAGGCAGCAGCGTCGAAGGGCATCAGCTCACCTCGCTCGCGGCCTGCGTCGCGCTGATCGTGCAGGCGGCCTGGATGCCGTCGGCGGCCGGGAAGGTGCGCGAGATGCCCAGCTTGCCCTGCGTCAGCATGTAGGGGCTGGCGTAGCGGTCGGGGTAGAACCTGAACCACAGGATCTGGTTCTTCAGCGCTACCAGAGGGTCACTGACGCCATCGTTCAGGTAGGCCGTGAAGCTGCCCTGATTCAGCGTCGATGCCGAGCTGCCGAGCGTGGTGCCGTAGATCTGCGTCGACGTGACCGAGTGCGACGTCTCCGGCGGCACGAAGTCGGAGGCCAGCGACACGTCGGAGAAGACCGGCGCGGCGTAGCTGGCGAACGTGCGCTTGGCGGTCGGCCCGGTGTGGGCGGCCGGCAGGGCGTCGACGTAGGTGATCCGGCCGCCCGAGTAGTCCACCGTATACGGCGGGTAGTCGGCGCGCTCGCGATGGGTGCCCACCACCTGGAAGATCTCCGAGGCCGCGACGACGGCCGCGGTCACGCTGGTGGTGCGGACCTGGGCGATCTCGACCGCATCGACGGCGATCAGCGGCGGGCCGCCGGCCGCGCCGCGCGTCTCGCTGAAGGCCGTCGAGTCGGTGCCGGCCACGGCCGCGATGGCGCCGGAGCTGTTGATGATGATCGACGTGATGTTGTGCGTATCGCTGCTGGCGCCGCGCGTGATCGTGGCCGACCCGGCGTTCACCGAGGTGACGACGCCGTTCAGGTTCAACGTGCCGGCTGCAACGGTCACGGTGTCATTCGAGGCGTGCGTCGACACGGCGAAGCCGGTCAGGATGCCATTCGGCCGGATGACCGGGGCATAGCCGCTGCGCTGCGACCAGAGGCTGGCCGCGCTGGTGAAGGTGGTTCGGTCGCCGCTGTCGGTGAGAGCCGACATGGCGGTGGCCGTCTGGCCGGCCTCGTATTGCAGTTTCGCGTTTTCGGCGGTCGCCATGATGGGCGCTCCTTTGGGTCAGGTGGCGGTCTTCGGGGGGCGCCCGCGGCGCTTTGGCATCTCTGCCGGCGCCGGGGCTTGCGCAGGCGCCGCAGCGGGTGAAGGGGCGGGCGGCTCGTCGACGAGCTGGTGCACTGCGGGATCGAAGTGGTGTGCTGCGATCCAGTGCCAGCCGCGCGGGCCGTCGCGCTTGACCTTCACTCGCTGGGCGTCGGTCATGGCGTCAGCCCATCACGATGCAGACGAACTCGGACTGGACGACCTTGAAGCCCCAGGCCAGGTGCAGACGCCAGGTCACCATGCCGTCGCCGGCCACCTGGACCAGCAGGTACGTCATGCCGCGGTTGTCGCTGATCGTGCGCTGCTGGATGTTGGCGTTCGGCGGGATCAGCGGCGGGCGCATCACGGCCACGACGGCATTGCGCTCGAAGGCCAGGCTCGGCGTGTAGCTGTCGCCGATGGTGATCTCGTTCGCGTCGACGCCGGCGATCAGCAGGCCAGGGTTGCCGATCACGATGTCACCCGAGGTGGCCGTCAGCCCGGTGTTGACAACGTACTTGTTCGTCGAGTCGCCGGCATGCGTGATCACGTCGCCGGCCTTGATGCCGGTGCTGTTCACGGTGCCGCCTTCGACGGAAAGCGTCGTCTGACCGATGGCTTCGCCGGCCGCGATGAAGTCGTAGCCAGTGCCGGCGCCCTTGACGTGCTGGACGATGCCGGCCGACTCGTTCAGGCGGAACCCGAACTGCGGCAGGAAACGGCCCATGCGGCGCTCCTCGGCGCTGCCAGCCTGATAGGCGTTCTGCAGGACGCCCAGCTTCAGCAGCTTCGACGACGCGGCGGTGTCCATCACGAACTGCATGTCGGACATCGGGGCGCCGTTGTCGCGCAGCACCTTGCGCGCGTCCACCAGCACATCGAGCGTGGAGGCGAATGGCGTGGTCCCGGCCGCGCCGACTGCACGGCTGCCGCCCTGCTTGATGGCCAGGCAGCAGTCGGCCTCGGCTTCGTTGCGCAGCGTGCGCATGCCCTGGCCGATCAGCTGGCGCACCCACTCTTCGAAGTTGCCGCCGTTCTCGAGGCTGCGGATCTGCTCGCCGGTCAGGTTCCACGAGACATGGCGGTTCTTGGTGATGGTCACTTCGACGGAACTGGCGGTGGCATCGGTGCCGGCCGTGGTCGTCATCGCAGGCGTGTAGTCGCTGGCCGCGCGCACGGGCGCGACTGGCACTTTCACAGAATCGCCAACGGCGACGCCTTTGCTGTCGAAGTTCGCGTTCACGCTGTCGACGGCACCGAAAGGCTCGGCGGCGACTTCGTTCGCGGCGCTGAAGAGGACGTGGGCGATGGAGGTAAAGATGTTGGGCACGATGCGGCTCCGTTCAGTCGGTCAGGGTGTATCCAGACGCCATCAGCTGCGCCTGCTCGCGCGGCGACTTGGCGTTGAATTCGGCTTCGGTCATTGACTTGCCGCCGCTTCCCGCGTTGGCTTGGCGAACGCCGGCACCTCCCGTGCCCGCAGCTTTCAGCAACTCCGGCCGGCTCTTGGCGATGCCGGCCACTCCGTCCGCGACCGAGACGAGTTTTCCGTCGTCGGTCTTGAACAGCAGGTCGTCTCCTTCCCAGGTCAGACGTTGGTCGACCCAGGTTTCGACGACATCCCGCGCGACGAACTCATGGCCGCCGAGGGCTTTCGCCACGGCGGCTTGCTGCAGGCTCTTGCGGTACTTGCCGGCGGCCTCGTCGGCTGCCTTCCTCGCCTCGTCGCGCTCTTGGGTCGCGCGCTTGAGCTTGGTTTCGTACTGCTTCAGGGCTTCGGCCTGGCCTTTGGCGTCGGGCAGGCTGTCCAGTTCGTCGGCCGAATCGACGCCGAGTTTCTCGAGCGCTTTCGCGGCGGTAGCCACCGCCTGATCACGCTCCGACTTCAGCTTCTTTCGGCCCTCGATCGACTCGGTGCGGGCTGCATCGCGCTGCCCCACCAGATCGGTCACGTAGCCCTGCAGCTCGGCGAACGTCTCGTCCCCGAGCTTGTCCTTCAGCTTTGCGATGTCCATCGGCCTCGCGCCTGGAGTTGCGGTGCGAGGGAGGCTAGCGAGTGAGCGTCTCCTAACTGGAGACATCAGCCGGTGAGACTGCCGCGGTCGAAATCCGCCGGCCGTCCATGTCCGCCAATCCGAGCGCGCGCTTCCAGTTCATCGGCCACGCGCTGCGGGGAGATGGGCCGTTCCGCCCGGTCGTGTCTGGCCAGGACACCACGACGCCGCAGATCTCAGGCCCCACTGCGCTGGTGCGCTACCCGCGAGAGAGCGCGGAGAAGTTCGCCCGGCGCAACGTTGTCGCTTTCCACGATGGCCCGCTGTCCAGGGCCTGCGCGCGCTTCGTCGGCTACCTGTCGACCCGGGCGCCGTCGCGCCAGATGCCCGGCGACCTGTTCCCGCGGATGGCCGACGACGTGGACGGCAAGGGCAACGCCATCGACGTGTTCCTCGGCGAGTTTGCCGTCCAGGCCAAGGCCCGCGGGTCGATGCTGCTGCTGGTCGACATGCCGCGCGAGCTGCCGCCGACGATGGGCGAGCAGATCAGCCAGCGCCGGCTGCCCTTCTGGACGCAGATCCTCCCGGAGTCAGTCACCGACTACGAACTGGGCGACGACGGCAAGTTCAAGCACGTCGAGTTCACCGGCACGATCGAGCACGAAGGCGCGCGCACCGATTGCGTGTGGCACTTCGACCGCGCGGCATGGCGTGCGGAGAAGGCAGAGAAGGACCGCAACGGACAGCGCCAAGTGCTGGCAGAGGGCGCGCACGGCCTCGGCGAATGCCCGGTGCTGATCTTCACAGAGCAGGGCGACTTCCCGTCGTTCGGGCCGTTCTCTGTCATTGCGGACCTGATGCGGCGGATGTTCAACGCCGAGTCCGAACTCGACGAGATCATTCGGTCGGCGACGTTCCCGATGTTGACGATTCAGGTGCCGGACACGACGACGCCTGATCAGAAGTCGGCCATCGCCAAGGTCGCGGCCGAAACGATCGGCGTGCAGAACCTCGTGATCCACAGCGGCAGCACCCCGGCATGGATCGCGCCGCCGGACGGCCCGGCCAAGGTGTGCGCCGACCGCATCGCGGCACTGCGCGCGCAGATCGACGAGATGTCGCTGAACGTGGCGACCCCGAATCAGCGCGAATCCGGCCTGGCGATGACCATGCGCTTCGCGGCCATCAATGCCGAACTGTCGCGCTTCGCTGGCCGCATGGAAGACCTTGAGCGCCGCGCCTGGGATCTGTCGCGCCGCTGGCTCGGCATGCAGGCCGCGCCG